CCGATAGGTGCCTAGTGTCCTTGACTAACCATAGGAAGTGGTCAATCCTGTGTGTTAAACCCAATATAAACGTGGCTCCTCACTGCTTGCAAAGGGAAAGCGAAATAGTTGACTATCTAAATCTATGAAATCAAAAAGAAATCACAGACATGATAGAAAAACTATCTTAACGTCAAACTTGTTACATATAGTAACCAGGCTTAACGACTTGTTTTCCGCTTCTAGAATTCCAGAAGGTTTTCTAGATTTACAGCTTACCATAAGAATAGCTAAAGCGGTTGATAGATGGGTAACCTGTGAAGGTTTACCTGGTCTACAACGAGCTAAGCTGTTATCTAACATAGCTGTTAGAAATCTTATGGGGACTCCTCCGGAGACAGCTCCCTTGAGTAACCGGTACAAACGCCTTATCCAAAGAGCGTTACTTCTTTGTGAAATCTCTGATTCCACAATAGTTAAAGTGTACTGGGTCAGTGTCTTCTCGATATTCCGTCTATTCAAGACGGACCCTGTCGTAGATACAACCACTATAACAGGTGGTTTCTCGGGTAGACTAAGGGGATTCTTAGACTTTAGATGGTTTAAGGCTCTCCGAACAACTAAAGAGTCATTCAGATCACATTTACCTGATCAAAACTGGAGTACCTCTTGGAAATGGTACATAAGTGGAGCTTCTGGTCCTAACGGATCAGTTAGCTACACCCAGTATTTGAATGACCTACGAGGTCTGAGCAATAGTGGTATGTTAAGTTTAGGATTGTTAACCCTATTCTTATCTCTCCCTTATGATAACAAGAGGGAGGCCATGAAAGCTCTTGTTGACGCTATTTTAGATTCTCAAAATCTAAGTAGTGAAAGTAAACCTATTCATTCAAGGCTTGCCTTCATAAGTGATAAAGGAGGCAAGACGAGGGTGATTGCTTTAGGAGACATCCTATCGCAAAGTTTACTTCAAACGGTGCATCAAAGGTGTAATCTCTTATTGAGACGTCTTAAACAAGACGGCACCTTTGATCAAGATTCAGCACGTGATTATATCAGGAAGATGTCTGCCCTTAATAAGGACTTAGCATCGATTGATCTAACCGCCGCAACTGATCGAATGCCGGCATTATACCAGATGTTGGTACTCATCTACTTGCGCTTGTTAACCCCTTTACAGGGACTAGCTTGGTACTGGGTCACAACGTGTCGCTCTTTCCATTATGGAAAGGGTGATAAAACTGTGAGGTACAGTGTGGGACAACCTATGGGATTGTTATCGAGCTGGCCAGTAATGGCGATCTCGCATCACTTTCTTGTTAGGTGGTCTTTTG